CACAACATTACTAGCTTGCATCTATATCTCCTGTCAAAACCCGCGGTACGGGAAATCGTTATTTATTGAATATCCACTATTAATTCCAGAATCCAATTGCATCGGCACAAAATTTTTGCGCTTTAATGCGTTACGAGATTCATCAGCATCCCGAACCATTTGCGGAGTTGGCGGATTGCCGTAATTAAAATATACGGCAAGATTATCAACAATAGCTTTTTCGTATCCTAGCGGAAGCACTAAATCTGTTGCTGCCCCAACGGTTCCGCTTAATTTTTGGTAGCAATCTACAGCCACCGAAAATGCTGAAAATGGTGCAGGATAAAAATTAAAATTTGCAATGGGATAATTTGCATCGTAATAGCAAACAGTCGGAATTGAATTAACATTTTTAAACGTAATTGAATTGTAAGTTTGATTATTAATCAAATCTACCGAGTAAGTTACTCCCGATAATGTCATTACAATAGAATCAACTCCAACTGGACGACCATTACCAGAAGCAAATGAAGTCGTTGCGTATGCAGCAACACCAGCGGTCGTGGTAAATGTTTCTGTTGTAATAACGTAAACCATTTCCATTTCGTTTGCCCAAGATTCAAGCATACGATTAAGGAACCGAAGCCCGACAGTTAATTGGTCTGATGACGGCGCAATGTTATCAGCCAAAACACCGCGCTGGCATAGCGCGTCCTGTACGAGTATGGTTCCTGTCGTCATTACAGAGATTCCTTACGTTTCGATTGCGTTGCCGAAACAGGCGCGGTTGCAACAGGCTCAATTCCAACCGGGTCAAGTTTTTTACGCGCAAATTCTTCCATGTCTTTAATTTGTTCAAACGAAGGCGCGGTCAGTATTCCAAGCAGCGCGGGGCTAGTAACCCATTCGTCAGAACTGCGCTTTTGCATGTCTTGCTCATTATCAACAATGCAAGCAGTCAGTTTTTCGCCAATTAATTTATACATCATTCTTGGAAATTCTTGATACACGTAAATCGGTTCGTCCTCAACCATTCCGTCCGGGCCTTTTTTGCCAAAATAAACATGGCGAGGTGCGCGCCACGTAGACGGTTGCGTAGTCGTGGTTTGTTGAATTCCGCTGGTGTCAAGTTCTATTTCCATTAATGCTCCTTTTTAGTTAAAAGACAGCCTTCATACGAATCTATCGCGTTTGCTAACGTTTTCATCCCATCGACAATTGGCTTTCGTAGGCTGTCAGAAGTCCAATCTGGCATTAGGTCGGAACTTGAATAAATTTTTTCGTCTTTTACATGCTTCCAAGATTTGAATTTCTTTACGTCGTGAACCGTCATTATCGAAAGCCCGAACTGTTCTGCAAGTGCGCGTGTCGATAATTTGCTGCCCCTTATGTACCGGACTTTTTCTGCATCCAATTTTTTCATTGGGTGATTTTCTCCAGATACGTGTCCTGTTATTTTAGTCATCGGGCCTCCAATATGCGCCCAACGCTTGCCTGACCGGATAGCATTTATATTTGATGCGGCTACTCCATACTCTTTGGCTAATTGTTCTGATGTTTTATCGCTATGACGTATCATCAGAATGTTTTCATCTGTCAATCTTGCGTTTGTATGAGCCATTCCGCGCCCAGTGTTATGACGACCTTTTTTCATTTTGTCGTCCACGTTATCTTGGTGCGTTCCCCAAAATAAATGGTCGGGATTGACGCAAATTGTGTTATCGCATTTATGACATGCAAGATTTTTACCGGGAATGACTTCTCCACCCCGAAACAGAAAAAGAGAGGCACGGTGAGCTGGGATGGTTTTTTTACCAAGCCGAAATTTTCCATAGCCGTGATCGATAGCACCAATCCAATGCCAGCAACGAGTCTCAGGAATTTTCTCAACGTATTTCATAAACCTTTCTTCTGGCGGTAAGTTTGCATAATATTGCGGGCCACCTCGCGGGTCGCCGTATTTTCTTTTCCTGTTGTGATGCTTCCAACAAAAACCTTCACTTCGCGCTTCCTTTTCACATTCAACAACATTGCATTTTTTCATTTAGGCACTCCGTAGAGTGGCGAATTGCCACCCTACGGATTATACTTGCTCTGCTATGTAGATGTCAATACATCACGCACTAACTTGTTGCGCAGCCTGCTCGGGATATGGGGTCGCCCAACCATAGAGCGCGTCCACCCGATTGCCAACCGTGTCGCTGGAAATCGCGGCTTGACGGAATACGCGCAGACTAAAACCATTCTGCGAGCGAACCGCGCCCCAACCGCCGAACATGGACAGGTCAACCATTTTCACGACCGCCAGTTCAAAAGCGTCTTCGTTCCATGCCAGATTGCGAGCATAGGCCGTGGCAGCCGTTCCGTTGATGGTCAACAGCGCGGCGTTTGCCGGAACAACACTGACGTTCTGAAACGGGCCTGCCGTAATGATGGCGGGGCTGATGTTCAGAGTCAGGTTGCCGGAAGCGTCAGACGATTGCGCGCCAGTGCAAACAAACTGCATCAGTGCGGTATTCGCTTGGCGCGTAACCGGGTTAACGGAAAACACGTTGGCAATGGTGAAAACGTCACCAGCGGCAACACGCGGAGCAGCAGCGGCAGTCCAGCCGTTCGTAATCAGCGTTCCAGTGTTTGACCAACCAGAAGTCAGACCTTGGTTTGCGCCGTTTACTGCCGGGGTTCCACCAAGAGCGCCAACCGTATGCCGCGCAATATTTTGCGACATAGCGATTTTAAAGCCCACGGTATTAGTTCCGTCAACAAACAGACCTTGCTTATACTGGTCTGCAATCATGCTTTGCGCTTGGAAAAAACCGGTCAATGCGCCAACCAGCGAAGCATTGCTGCCTTGGTCAATCGCCAAATAACGGCTTCCATCGCGGGGAGTCGAAAAATCGTCCAGTTTTTTACCTGCATCAAAAATGAACGAAACGTTATTCGGAGAAGTGCCCGCAGTGCCGGTCAGATTGCCAACCGTGTTTTTTGCGTTTACGTAACCGTCAATGTCAATTTGTTGCGCAATTTGAATTACTTTTGGCTTCAAAATGCGGTTGCTAAAATCTTGCACTTTTAGCGTCAAATCGGACGACGTAAACGCCGTGTCAACGTGCTTTTGCAGGTTAACGACCAGCGGAATAGACGTTTCCGTATAGTCTTGACCGGCAAACGCTGCACCAGTGGAAACAGTAAAACGCGCCGGGCGACGAATGTTAATCGTGTCACCGATTTTCATTTCGTCTTTGGCGAATTCTTTTTGGTGCTGACGCGAAACATTCGCGCCCAGAACGATGTTATTTTGCAGAATCCGAAGGCACTCGTTCGTGTACATCACCGGATTTTGATAAGCATTAGCCATTTTACTACCTCATATTTTTAGCCGCCCAAACCATATAGGCGTCGGTGTCTTCTGGCGGTTCGTTTGACGAACCCGCTTGAGATTTCACCGACTTTCCGGGCGGCGGCGCATTGGATACTTTTGCAGAACCTTTGAGAGTGGCTGACAGTTGGCCTAACAAAACTCCATGCATTGCTGGCGGCGCTTCATTAAATTGTTGCGCTAACGCCGGATTTTTTACCATGTGATACGCAACTAACGGCCCGTTTTCAAGCCTGCGAAGCATGTTAATAACCGGAGTCGGCACTTCAATATTATCTGCTTCTGCCATCACCTCTGCAAAATCAGGGACAGACTTTGCCGTTTCCTTCGCACGATTTGCGTAGGTTTGCGCGGCAATTGCTTCGCTTTGGATAAACGCCTGACGCTGTTGTGTTTCATTTTGCGCTTTGGTCGATTGTTCCATAATTGCTTTTGCGGCTTTTGTTGCATGAAACACCGCATCGGCTTTTACGAATTCTGCATAGTCTGTGTACTGGTCTTGCGTCGGTTGAGCATTGTCCGTTGGTTGCTGGCTCGCCGGTTTTTGCCCCTTGAGTAGCGCCATTAATTCACTATTTTGGCGTTCAAGGTTTTGGCGGGCTTCGCGCTCAGTGTATTTGTCGCGGGTTAATTCGTTCAGCCGCTTCTGAATTCCACTGAGTTTCTTTTCGGATTTTTGCTGCGCCGTTTCAATTACATCTTTGTTTTGTTCTCCATCAGACTGCTCACCTTCTTGGCTTGCAACCGTTTTTTCCGTGCCGTCCGGGGCATCGGGCGTTTCTTCAAACGCAGTTTTTTCCTGCGTTATTTCGGACGTATGCGCCGCAAATTCTGGTGCGGCTACCTCTAATTCCAATTGTTCAGGCATGGATTTCTCCAAGAATTTTTAACCCCGCGAACCCGCGAGTGGGTTATTCAAAAACTAAATTACTTAAACCAGTTGCACCAAGAACGATTCAAGCTGCATCAGGTCGCCAGCCGTGCCTTTGGTGCAAGTAATAACGTATTCAATTTCGTTCTGCTGGTAGTTCAGCGTGCTGTAGGAGCCGTATGCCGTAGCACTCGTTCCCAAGCCAATACCAGTCAGGCCCGAACCAAACAGCGCTTGCGTCACGCCGTCACCACGCAGACCGACTTCAAACAGAAAGTTACAGTTTGCAGTTGAAGCCAAAGTTGCAGTCGGGATAACCGCCACGTTAGTTCCAGTCAGGCCAGCTACACGCATGTTCAGCGCTTTAGTGCCCGCGCCGTTAACCATCGAAACGCAACCTGAAACGCGCAGACGGCCATTCAGCGGCAGCAGACCCGGAGGCACGCGAATACTTCCGATTACCTGTTCCGCAGTGGAACTGGCAGAAGCAAACGCGCAATTTGCGCTAATCAGCGAAGCAGGCGAACGGTCGCCAACAGCGCTGCCCATATCGGCAATTGCCACGTTGGAAATCTGCGTTGCA